TAAAACAGAATACTTCGATGCGGGTGATATCGTTGGTTATGAATCCGACGGATCTCCAATCACAACAAATGGAGATAAACCAAGAAAAGTATCTTTAGGTTTTTCAACTCAAGAAGGGTTCAAGTATGATAACGATCTTTTAAAATATAAAGGTTTAAGTTCAGAAGATACAACAACATATGCATTCCACTTATCTGTTAACGCCGCGTCAATTACGGGTATAACATATAAAACAACCCCATATGATTTAGAAGGTTTAAATAAAGATAAGTTAGAAAATATAACTTTCCGTAAGTTCACATTCGCGGCTTATGGTGGATTTGATGGTTGGGACATTTACAGAAATGTAAAAACAAACACCGATCAATACATATTTGGAAAAAATACATATGTGTCAAACTGGGAAAGTAATGGTGGTGTTTTCAGTTCTACTGAAGGTAACTCAGATTATTATGCTTTTCTAAAAGGTATTGAAACATTCTCAAATCCTGAGGCGGTAAATATAAATGTATTCGCAACGCCTGGTCTAAACTTTTATGATCACAATTCATTAACTAATCAAGCAATTGATATGGTTGAAGAAGAAAGAGCCGATTCATTATATATTATAAATTCACCAAATGTAGATGATGCCGAAGAAGTTGTTGGTATGTTAGATGATTTAGGTTATGATAGTAACTATTCAGCTACATACTGGCCTTGGATACAGGTAAGAGATGGTGATAATGCAACACAACTTTACATACCACCAACAGGTGAGGTATTAAGAAATGTAGCATTAACTGATAATGTTTCTTATCCATGGTTCGCGGTTGCGGGTTATTCAAGAGGTTTAGTTAAATCAATTAAAGCTGTTAAGAAATTAACATTGGACGAAAGAGACATTCTTTACAAAGGTAGAATAAACCCAATTGCGACTTTCTCAGATACAGGTACAATAATTTGGGGTAATAAAACCTTACAAGTTAGAGAATCTGCACTTGATAGAATTAACGTAAGAAGATTATTATTAAGAGCAAGAAAATTAATATCTGCGGTAGCCGTTAGATTATTGTTTGAACAAAATGATGATCAGGTAAGAAATGAATTCTTAAGATTGGTTAATCCAATAATGGAAGCAATCAAGAAAGAAAGAGGTCTTTATGATTTCCGTGTTACGGTATCAAATGCCCCTGAAGATATTGACGCTAACACATTGAGAGGTAAAATCTATATTAAACCTACTCGTTCTCTTGAATTTATTGATTTAGAGTTCATTATAACACCAACAGGTGCTTCATTTGATAATATATAATCTAAAAGGAGATAAAAATAAAGGTGGTCTAGTTGACCACCTTTTTTATTCTAAAAAATGTTTCACGAGAAACATTTATTTTATAAAGATTATATTTTTATATTTCACCCAGTATACTAGATCCAGTATTCTAGTTTTATATTATTTATAAACTTATTTTATTTATTGTAATATTTATACTGGGACCAGATATACTAGTAGTAAAAAACTACGAAAAATATTTGATAAAATCAATAATATCTAAAAATATTTTTTGATTTACGACATATTTATAATAAAGATAAAAAAAACAAAATAATCTACAATGGCAGATTTACTAATGAAAATGCCGGTTCCTTACGAACCGAAAAGACAGAACAGGTTTATCCTTCGTTTCCCTTCGTCTTTGGGAATTAACGAATGGTATGTAATATCAACACAGAGACCATCAGCAAAAATAAATGCAACTGAGATTCCTTTTTTAAATACCTCAACATATGTTGCTGGTAGATTTACATGGGATGAGATGAAAGTAACATTTAAAGACCCAATTGGTCCTTCTGCCGCACAGGCGTTAATGGAGTGGTTCCGTTTACATGCAGAATCAGTTACAGGTCGTATGGGTTATGCTGCTGGTTATAAAAAAGATATTGAATTAGAAATGTTGGACCCAACAGGTGTTGTTGTTGAAAAATGGATTCTTCAAGGTACATTTATAACAAGTTTAAATTTTGGTTCACTTGATTACAAACAAGATGAAATTGCATCAATTGATTGTGGATTAAGACCAGATCGTTGTATTCTTGTTTATTAATACTATAAATTTTTTATTTTTAAAACCAATAGATATTTTTCTATTGGTTTTTTTATTTTAAAAACTTTACTTTAACATAGTTATTTATTAAATTAACTTATTATGGAAGAATTAAGAATAGACCCAACAATCGCATACGATGTGGTAGAATTACCATCAAGAGGAATACACTACCCAAACAATAAAAAATCAGTAAGAGTCGCATATCTAACAGCAACAGATGAAAATATATTAGCCGCACCTAATATTGTTAATACGAATGGTGTTGTTAATGAATTATTAAAAAGAAAAGTTTTAGACAGAGACATAACTATTGACGAATTAATTGATGAAGATATTCAAGCGATTTTAATTTTTCTTAGAAACACTGCTTTTGGTTCAGAATATAAAGTAACATTAACTGATCCGAAAACAAATAAAGATTTTAATGTAACCGTTGACTTAGGTACATTAAAAATGAAAGATTTCACTTTAACACCAGATTCAAATGGTGAATACAAATATTTTATGGAAAAATCTAAGGTAGATGTTACTTTTAAATTTTTAACAAAAAAACAAGAAAGTGAAATAGACGAAATTCAAAAAAGTTGGAATGGTTTAGGTGTACCACCGATTATGACAAAAAGGCTTGAATTTATGATTAAATCTGTTGCAGGTAATAAAGATATGATGAATATTAAAAATTTTATTGATAGATTACCAATTAAAGATGCTCAGGACTTTAGAAAATTTATAAACGATAACAAACCAGGTTTAGATTTAACACAAAAAACAATCGCCCCATCAGGAGAAGAAGTCCTATTTGTTATAGGTTTCGGGGTGGACTTTTTTCGCCCTTTCTACGGAATATAGAAAGGATCAACTTTCAGAGATATTATTTTTGGTTAAAAAAGGTTTTACCTATTCGGATATTTTGTCCATGCCTATTTATATAAGAAGATATTTCATAAATTATATAATAGAATTAGAAAAAGGTTAAAATAATGCCAAATTTAAATTATTCAGCGTTAGCAAGATTTTCAAATGATTATACTGACGTATTTAATGAAGCTTTAAGACAAAATGGTGGTAATCCATTAACTTCCGATGAAAAAAGAAGATTAATGGATGAATGGAATAAGGTACAAAAACAATCTAACTCTGGATCAAGTTCATCTAGCACAAGTGGTACAGGTACTGTTAGTACCGGTAGTGCAATTAAGGATGTTGGTACAGCATCTTTGAACGCTGTTATGGGTTTATTAAAAACTCAAGAATCACAATCAAATACTTATTTACCTAATTTACAAGATCAATTGGTGGGTATAGATGATCTAATGGAAAAAATTAAGACAGGAACTTTTACTTTACAAGGTATGGGTAAAACACTTGTCGAAATGGTGGCCAAGGGAATGGAAAGTTATTATGCACGACAGACAAAATTATTAGAAGAAGTTAACTCCAAAGCACTTTTAACAGGTGATCTTTCTAGAGATTTTAGAGAAACAATAACAGACGCCAACCCAAGATTAGTTCAACTTGGTATTAGTTTTGCGGAGGTGGCAGATGCTGCAATTTCAATTGTAAATGAAAGTGGTAGATTTGCATTGGTCAATCAACAAACATTAGAAAAGGCGGGAGAGGTTGGTAAGGCATATTTAGGTTCAATGCAAGACATGGTTAGCTTATATGATGATTTTGAAAAAATAGGTATAGGTGCACAAGAAGCAAATTCAGCAATAGAAAGAGCGGGTAAACGTTCTATGGAACTCGGTTTACAATCTAAAAAAGTAATTGGTGACTTAGCACAAAATATGGACAAAATAAATTCGTATGGTTTTAAAAACGGTATTGATGGATTGGCAACTATGGCAAGAAAGGCAACTGAATTTAGAATGAGTATGAATGAAGTTTTCCAAATAGCGGATAAAGTTATGAATCCTGAAGGTGCGTTAGAATTATCCGCTAATTTACAAGTATTAGGTGGTGCAATAGGTGATTTTAATGATCCACTTAAATTAATGTACATGTCAACAAACAATGTTGAGGGACTACAGGACGCATTAATTGGTGCTGCAAAAGGTTTGGCAACATATAATTCTGAACAAGGTAGATTTGAAATAACTGGTGTTAATTTACGTAGAGCAAAAGAAATGGCCGCTCAAATGGGTATTTCATACAAAGAACTCGCACAAGGTGCTTTGGCAGCGGCTGAAAAATCATCGGCGGCTTCTGATTTATTGGCTAGAGGTTTAACTTTAGATCCTGACCAAACGGAATTTTTAACAAACATAGCGAGAATGAAAGATGGTAAGATGACCATCGATTTAGGAAAATCACCAGATTTACAAAAATATTTTGGTAAACAAGAAGTTGCATTAGATGAGTTAACAGACCAACAAGCAAAAGAATTATTACAATACCAAGACCAATTAAAAGAAAAAACAACAGAAGACATTGCGAGGGGACAGGCTTCAAATATTGAAAACATAAAAAGAGATGTCAATTACATTGCGTTATTGGGTATGAATCAGGCGGGTAAAAAAGGAACTCAACTTGCGGAAACATTAGGATTTGGACCAACAGCACAAGCTAAATTAGCACAATCAACTAAAACCGAATCGGTTGCAGGAGGTAAATTGGTTACAGACTTTGTTGATAAAATGGGTAATAGTGTAGATAATCAGTTAAAAGAAGGTCAAAAGATAATTAGGGATGGACTTAAGGCTCAAAATATGA